AAAGTGTGGGATGACTCAAAGCATAACAAAGAGTTAAGAGATTATGAGACAAAGTGGAGAGTTGAGGATAAGTTGTTTAATTGCCATTGGGTAAAAGCCTATAACGACAACTTCTCTAAGGTTTCGTTTGCTGTGCTAAAAATATAAGATAACACCTACTGTAAAAAAAATAAAAACAGAGTGATAATACATAAGAAAACAAATTTAATATAATTATGGATTTAAAAATTAAAGACGAACAATTAACAAAGCTACAAGCATTAGTTAATCGAATTAACAAGGCACAATTAGAACTTGGCCAAGTAGAGTACAGGAAATTCGACTTAGTGGCTATAATGCCTAAGCTAAGGAAAGATTTAGATGAGTTTCAAAAAGGACTTGAAGAAGAGTACGGAAACGTAAACGTTAATCTTCAAGACGGAACTATCACACCTGTTGAAGATGGAGCTAATAAGAAAGATTAGTATAGGTAAAGATTATAAGAACGAAGCAATGCATTATTCAGTAGGCCAAGAGGTCTACGGAGGACATGTAATAACAGCTATAGTGGAAGAGGAGAATAAATACAGAATTTATATCTCTAAAAACAACGAGGTTTTGCCGTGGAAGGATTTTAATAAAAACATGGCTATTGCAGTTGAATATAATTTAGAATACTAATGAACGGTTGGGATAGCTTTGTAGTAAAACCGATAAAAACCAGGTATGAAAACACTAAAAAAATTGGTGATTCTGAGTTAATACTAAACACTGAAATATTTACCCATAAAAACGTAAGTAATAACGCCGTAGTCATTGGGCTACCTAAAAATATAGAAACAGAGATACAGGTTGGTGATGAAGTAATAATTCATCACAATGTATTTAGAAGATGGCATGATGTTAGAGGTATAGAGCGGAACAGTAAAGGGTTTTTCGATGAAGAAACTTACTTTGTAAATGAAGACCAGTTATACATATATAAACATGACAATGAGTGGAAATCACTTGATGATTATTGTTTTGTAAAACCTATATCTAACGACGATATATTTTCTTTAGAAAAAGAGAAACCGTTAGTCGGCATAATTAAATACTCTAACAACGTGTTGAGATGTAAGGGAATAAATGTTGGTGATAGGGTTGGTTTTGCTCCACGTAGCGAGTTTGAGTTCATTATAGACGGAGAGCGCCTTTATAGAGTACAAACAAAAGCTATTACAATTAAATATGAACACGAAGAAGAAGAAGCAGAGTATAATCCAGGCTGGGTATAAAGCTGTTGAGGAGCTAATAAAGGTTGCAGAGGAGAAGATTATAACAAACACTGAAGACGATGTCTCAGCAGATAGATTAAAGAACGCTGCTGCAACAAAAAAATTAGCTATATTTGACGCTTTTGAAATATTAACACGCATCGATGAAGAAAAAGCTATTCTAGAAAACAGGCCAACAAAAGACGATAGTGCTTTTGGAGGTTTTGCTGAAAGGAGGAGCAAGTAATGTATGAGCAAACCTTATACAAAGTAGTAGACACCATACCCGTAAACGCTATTAAAAGACTCAATAGAGGTAAGCGTTGGAAATATGGGTACAACGAAGAGCACGATGTTATTGTTTTAAGTAGAAATGGTAAAATTGGTGAAGTTTACGAGATACAGAACTTAAAGATAGCACTACCACCAGCAACCAAAGTACACAAGTTTAAAGGTAACAAATGGGAGGCAGCTGAATATCCAAAAGAGTTAAATAGGGTAAAAACAATATTTGACTGGAAAGAACTACCTAATGACTTTAAAGGTCAATATATTGACTACATAGAAGAAGAGTTCAGAAAGAGAGAGGAAGGCTTTTGGTTTTATAACAAAGGCAAGCCTACATATATAACAGGTACACATTATATGTACCTACAGTGGTCTAAGATTGACGTTGGTAAGCCAGACTTTAGGGAAGCAAATAGATTGTTCTTTATATTTTGGGAGGCTTGTAAGGCTGATAAGAGATGCTACGGTATGTGCTATCTAAAGAACAGACGTTCTGGTTTTTCCTTTATGGCGTCAGGTGAAGTAGTTAATCAAGCCACAATTAGCTCGGATGCAAGATTTGGTATATTATCTAAATCAGGTCCAGATGCTAAAAAGATGTTTACAGACAAGGTAGTGCCAATATCGGTTAACTACCCGTTCTTCTTTAAACCAATACAAGACGGTATGGATAGACCAAAAACGGAGCTAGCATATAGGGTTCCAGCGTCTAAACTTACAAGAAAAAATATAACAAGCTCTGATAAGTTAGAGGAGCTAGCCGGGTTAGATACTACAATAGATTGGAAGAATACTGGTGATAACAGTTATGATGGTGAAAAACTAAGACTACTTGTGCACGATGAGAGTGGTAAGTGGGAAAGGCCAAATAACATATTAAACAACTGGAGGGTAACTAAAACAACCCTAAGACTTGGTAGTAGGATTATTGGCAAGTGCTTAATGGGCTCAACTAGCAATGCCTTAGACAAGGGTGGCAAGGAATTTAAGAAACTTTATTACAACTCAGATGTTACAAAACGAAACAAAAACGGACAGACAAATTCGGGTCTCTATTCTTTGTTCATACCTATGGAATGGAACTACGAGGGATTCATTGATTCTTATGGATTACCTGTATTCGAAACACCTGGGGATGTCGTATGCGACCCACATGGAGATAGAATAAACGTTGGCGTAATAGACCACTGGCAGAATGAAGTTGACGGCTTAAAGTCTGATCAAGATGCCTTAAACGAATTCTATAGGCAGTTCCCTAGAACAGAGGAGCACGCATTTAGAGATGAAACCAAGAATAGTATATTTAACTTAACAAAGATATACGAACAAATAGATTTTAACGAAGAAGCGGTATCAGTTACTACGGGTGACTTCCAGTGGGCTAACGGTATTAAAGATACATCAGTCGTTTTTACACCAAACCTAAAAGGTAGGTTTAAGATTAACTGGGTTCCACCTAAACACCTACAAAATAAGGTTGTAAAAAAGAACGGTATTAAATACCCTGGTAATGAGCACTTAGGTGCTTTTGGTTGTGATTCTTACGATATATCTGGTACAGTAAGTGGTAAAGGCTCTAAAGGTTCTTTGCATGGGTTAACAAAATTTAGCATGGAAGATGCTCCACCAAGTGAGTTTTTTCTTGAATATATAGCTAGACCACAAACAGCAGAGATATTTTTCGAGGATGTTTTGATGGCACTGGTATTTTACGGGATGCCTATTCTAGCTGAAAATAACAAACCAAGACTATTATATTATTTAAGGCGAAGAGGTTACAGAGGGTTTTCTATGAACAGACCAGATAAAATATGGAACAAGTTATCTGTAACAGAAAGAGAGATTGGTGGTATTCCAAATTCCAGTGAAGACATAAAGCAAGCACATGCAGCCGCTATAGAGATGTATATCAACAGTCATGTTGGCCAGAAAGGAGATAGCTTTGGTACTATGCCTTTCAATAACACTCTAAATGATTGGGCTAAATTCGACATAACCAATAGAACCAAATACGATGCCACTATAAGCTCTGGTCTAGCTATAATGGCGTGTAATAGACACCTATATTCACCAAAACAAAATATAAAAAAAGAAAAAATAAGCTTAAGCATAGCCAAATATAAAAATAATGGTTATAATTCAAGAATAATAGAAAAATAATATGGCTGAGTCAGTTACATCGCATTATTTTCCTAGTCAAGTTGTTAGTGATTTAGAAAAAAACTCTGTAGAGTATGGTCTTAAGGTTGGTAAAGCTATAGAACACGAGTGGTTCAACAGGGGATCAGGCCTAAGCAGGTTTACTAGTAATCAAAACAACTTTCACAAGCTTCGCTTGTATGCTAGAGGAGAACAATCAATACAAAAGTATAAGGACGAGTTATCTATAAACGGTGACTTAAGTTATTTAAACCTTGATTGGAAGCCTATACCTATTATACCTAAATTTGTAGACATAGTTGTTAATGGTATCTCTGAAAGAACCTTTGATATAAAGGCTTACTCTCAAGATCCATTTGGTGTGTCTAAGAGAACGAAGTATATGAATGATATACTAGCTGATATGCAGACAAGGGATTTAAACCAGTTTGCAGAAGAGGCTTTTGGTGTATCAATTGCATCGACACCACCAGATAAACTACCAGATAGCGAAGAGGAATTGCAATTACATATGCAGTTAAACTACAAGCAAGGTGTAGAACTAGCTGAAGAGCAAGCAATTAACGTTATATTAGAAGGAAATAGATACGAGCTAACAAAGAAAAGAGTTAACTACGATCTAACAGTACTTGGCATAGGTGCGGTAAAAAACACCTTTACAAAATCTGAAGGTATAAAAGTAGAGTACGTAGATCCAGCTAATATCGTTTATTCATATACAGAGTCACCATATTTCGATGATGTATACTATGTTGGTGAGATTAAAACTGTTTCTATAAACGAACTTGTAAAAGAGTTCCCACATCTCAGCATGGAGGACTTAAAAGAGATTAGTGAACAAGGTCATCAATCTACGGGGTATTATAGTAGAAGCATATACGAATCAAGCGAAACAGACAACAATCAGATACAGATATTATACTTTAATTTTAAGACGTTTGCAAACGAGGTCTATAAGGTTAAAGAGACAGCAACTGGTGCAAATAAAATAATAATAAAAGACGACCAATTCAATCCACCAGAAGAATTACTTGGCGAGAGGTTTGGTAAAATGTCTAGACAAATAGAAGTTTTATATGAAGGTGCGCTTGTATTAGGCACCAAACACTTATTGAAGTGGGAGCTTGCTAAGAATATGATGAGACCAAAAAGTGACTACACTAAGGTTAAGATGAATTATTCTATTGTTGCTCCTAGGATGTACAAAGGTAAGATTGAGTCCTTAGTTAGTAGAACTACCACTTTTGCTGATATGATACAACTTACGCATTTAAAACTGCAACAGGTTTTGTCTAGAATGATACCTGATGGTATATATTTAGACGCAGATGGTTTAGCTGAGGTTGATTTAGGTAACGGAACGAACTATAATCCTCAAGAGGCTTTAAATATGTTCTTCCAAACAGGTAGCATAATAGGTAGGTCTATGACTGCCGATGGGGATATGAACCCAGGTAAAGTACCTATACAGGAGATACAGAGTGGCTCAGGAGGAGCAAAGCTCGGCGCTTTGATACAAACATACAACTACTACCTCCAAATGATCAGAGATGTCACGGGATTGAACGAGGCGCGTGATGGAAGTACTCCAGACAAGAACGCATTAGTTGGTGTACAAAAAATGGCGGCGGCAAACTCGAATACAGCTACTAGACACATATTACAAAGTGGTTTGTTTTTAACTGCGGAATTAGCAGAGTGTATATCGCTTAGAATATCAGATGTAATAGAATATTCGCCAACTAGAGACGCTTTTATTCAAAAGATAGGTGGTCATAATGTGGCAACACTATCAGAGATGGCAGATTTACATTTATATGATTTTGGTATCTTTATAGAGTTAGCTCCAGATGAAGAGGAAAAACAGACGCTTGAGAATAACATTCAGGTAGCATTGTCTAAAAATGGAATAGAGCTTGAAGACGCTATAGACATTAGAGAGATAAAAAATGTAAAACTAGCTAATCAGCTACTTAAGATACGCAGAAAGAAAAAAGCCAAACAAGATCAACTGATAAGTCAGCAAAATATTCAAATGCAATCACAAGCTAATGCTCAAGCACAGCAGGTTGCAGCACAAGCAGAAATTCAAAAACAACAAGTATTGTCTCAAAGTAAGATGATGGTTGAAAAAGGTTCTGCTCAACTTGAAATGCAAAAAATGCAACAAGAGGCCGCGTTAAAGAAAGAGTTGATGAGCTATGAGTTTCAACTTAACATGCAGTTAAAACAAATGGAAACTGAAATTCTTAAAGAACGAGAGAGCCAAAAGGAAGACAGAAAAGACGAAAGAACAAAAATACAGGCCACACAACAGTCTGAATTAATAGATCAAAGAAAAAAAGAAACCCCGCCTAAAAACTTCGAGTCATCAGGTAATGATATAATGGGTGGTGGATTTGGGTTAAATGCCTTTGATCCAAGATAACAACAATTATTTAATTTTATAATATTTTATTATGGCAAAAAAAGAAAAAGTAGAGGTGGTTGAAGAGGTTGTTGAGAAACAAGCTGAAACAGCTGCTGAAGAAGTACAACCACAAGAACAACCCGAGGTTGTTAATGAAGTCGTTGATGATAATGTAATCAAGGTTGACCTAGGTGCTATTAAACAAGAAGCCGAAAAGGTGGAAGAAGATGCACCAACAGTAGAGACAGAGAAAGTTGTCGAAGAAGTGGTTGAAGAAGAAGAAGAAGAAGAAGAAGAAGAAGAAGAAGAAGAAGAAGAAGTGGTTGAAGAAGAAAAAGAAGAAGCACAACCAGTACTAGAAGAGATCACAGAAGAAGAGGTGGAAGAAGAGGTTGTTGCAGAAGAACCAGTCACCACCGAAGAAAAGACAAAAGAAGCTATGCTTCCTGAAAACATTCAGAAAGTGTAGGACTTTATGAATGACACTGGTGGTACTTTAGAAGATTATGTAGAACTAAATAAAGATTTCTCAAAGTTGAGTGATAATGATTTATTAAGTGAATACTTCAAAAAAACAAAACCGCACCTAACAGAAGAAGAGGTTGCTTTTGTTATTGAAGACCTTTATTCTTACGATGAAGACTTAGACGAAGACATTGAAATTAAAAGAAAAAAGTTAGCACTAAAAGAGCAGGTTGCCAACGCAAAACAGTATCTACAAGATAAAAAGACAACATATTACGAAGAAATAAAAGCTGGATCAAAATTAACACCTGACCAGCAAAAAGCAGTTGAGTTTTTCAACCGCTATAATAAAGAAACTGAGGAGACAGCGAAAGCTGCAGAACAACAAAAAAAAGTGTTCTTAACGAAAACAGATGAGGTTTTTTCTAGCAAATTCAAAGGTTTTGAGTACGAAGTTGGAGAAAAGAAGTATCGATTTAATGTTAACAACGCTTCAGAGGTAAAGACTAAGCAGTCTGATATTAATAATTTTGTCAAAAAGTTTTTAGATGAAAATAATAATATAAAAGACGCCAAAGGTTACCATAAATCGTTGTTTACCGCTATGAATGCAGATGCAATTGCTAATCACTTTTATGAACAAGGTAAAGCTGATGGTTTAAAAAGCAGTATTGCTAGGGCTAAAAATATTGACATGAACCCTAGGACAGCACATAAACCAGCAACAACCCCTGGAGGCATAAAAGTAAGAGCTATTAGTGGTAACGATTCTTCTCAACTAAAAGTAAAAATAAAACAATAAAAATTTAAAAATTAAAAAACTATGAGTTTTGCAACAGGGGGAGCATTCCCCGCAGGTTTAACTCCTGCACCGACTAAATCGTTATTCAATGGAAACTACCTTGCTATAGGTAGCAACGATTTTAATTTTACAAAACAGTTCTTACCAGAAGTATATGAAAAAGAAGTGGAAAGATATGGAAATAGATCTATCTCTTCTTTCTTACGTATGGTTGGTGCTGAAATGCCAATGGCTTCTGATGAAGTAGTATGGAGCGAACAAGGTCGTCTTCACATTGCTTATGACAACGCAAAAATTGCTACAGTATCTGCAACTCCTTTTACTGCTACATTAGCTGATAACACAATTAATATTACTGGTCACGCTATTAGAGCTAACCAAACTATCATTGTTGCTAATGGATTTGTTACTGTTCGAGCTTTTGTTAAATCCGTTACTACTGACTCAATCGAAGCTTACCCGCTTGATTCAGACACGTGGCCAGCATCTTTTGCTGCAGCTGTTACAAACCCAGATCTTAAAGTATTTGTATACGGTTCTGAGTTTGGTAAAGGTACTGCAGGAATGACTGGTTCAGTAGACGCTGGATTTCAGAAATTCTCAAACAGTCCTATCATACTAAAGGACAAGTATAGCGTATCTGGTTCTGACGCCTCTCAAATTGGTTGGGTTGAAGTTACTAGTGAAAACGGTGCTTCTGGCTACCTATGGTACTTAAAGTCTGAGCATGAAGCTAGATTGCGTTTTGAAGACTATCTTGAAATGTCAATGGTAGAATCTGAAAAAGTTACAGCAACTACAGCTATCACAGATGCTAACTCTGATACAGTTAGAGGTACTGAAGGTCTTTTTGCTGCCATCGAAAGTAGAGGGTTAGTGTTCAATGATCACGACTTTGACAATGCAACTGGTCTTACTGGTTTAGCTGAATTTGATGTTATATTAGCAGAATTAGACAAACAAGGAGCTATTGAAGAGAACATGATGTTCTTAGATCGCGATACTTCTTTGGCTATTGACAACATGCTAGCAAGAGCTAATTCTTATGGAACTGGTGGCACTTCATATGGTGTGTTTAACAACTCTGAAGATATGGCTCTTAACTTAGGTTTTTCGGGTTTCAGAAGAGGTTCTTATGACTTCTACAAAACCGACTGGAAATACCTTAACGATGCTGCTACTAGAGGACTTACAGATGATCTTGATGGTGTTATTGTTCCAGCTGGAACTTCTACGGTTTACGATCAAACACTAGGTAAGAATATTTCTAGACCTTTCTTACACGTTAGATACAGAGCTTCTGAAGCTGACGATAGAAGAATGAAGTCTTGGATTACTGGCTCAGTTGGAGGTAACTACACTTCTGATGTTGATGAAATGAATGTTAACATGCTTTCTGAAAGATGTTTATGCGTTCAAGGAGCTAACAACTTTGTATTACTAAAGGATACAGCTAGTTAATAACTAAGCTTAACACTACTAAGGGTTTAGGGCTCTTCGGAGCCCTACCACCCTATTTTAAACTTTTTAATTTTATTATATCATGACAACAAAGAAAACAAGTGCTAAGCCAAAAACGACAGCACAATCAAGCAAAAAAGAACCTGCTATCATGCAGAAAGAAGATGCTCCTACGATTATAGCAGGAGAAAATAAAAAACCAGAGTGGGAAATAAAGGATAGAACCTATTATACTTTAGGTAGTAAAAGACCAATCATAACCACAATACCTGGTAAGCATTCTACAAAAAGAAGTTTGCTTTGGTTTGACCCAGATAAAGGTCACCAAAGAGAACTGAGGTATGCAACTAACCAACCAAGTCCGTTTGTAGACGAACAAGAAGGACCAGTAACACTAGATCATATTATTTTTAGAAATGGTTCGCTAACAGTTCCTGCAGTAAAACAGAACTTACAAAAACTACTCTCTTTATATCATCCATTAAAAGATAAACTATACTATGAATTCGATGCAGTTGAAAACGCTGGTTTCGATTTGGAAGACATAGAGTTAGAGATTGATGCGTTAAACCTAGCTAGAGAACTTGATGTTGATATGCTAGAAGCAATACTACGTGTAGAATTTGGTAATAAAGTATCTAGTATGACATCTAAAGAACTAAAGAGAGATGCTTTAATATACGCTAGAAGAAACCCCGAAACCTTTATATCGTTAGCTAAAGACGATAATGTTCAACTACGTAATATTGGAATTAGAGCTGTTGAGCAAGGATTCATAAAGTTAGCACAAGATCAAAGAAGTTTTTCTTGGAGCTCAACCGGAAGAAAGCTGTTTACAATTCCATTTGATGAAAACCCATATTCAGCGCTAGCTGCTTGGTTTAAAACAGATGAAGGTGTAGAGGTATTTAAAAACGTAGAAAAACGATTAAAATAATTAGTCACTTATAGGGATGTGGTCATCTGTATAGGTGGCCACAAACTATATAAAGAATAATACAACAGAATATAAAGACATATGAAATTTCAAGGATCAACTGGATATAAGCAATCAAATAACCCATTTACAAATTCTTGCGGATGCGTAGGTAAATGTAATTGTGGAGACAGCTGTAACTGTGGTATGTGCGCCAAATGTTCACCGTTAAAAGCCAAATGTTCACCGTTAAAAAAAGCCGATCCAAGAAGAACTATAGGTAGAGGTAAAAACTTTAACAAAGCTAATCCTACCGGAACAGGTGCTGCCGCTGGTGGTGGTATGACTCAGAAAGGAGTAGATGAATATAAAAGAAATAATCCTGGTAGTAAGCTGAAAACAGCAGTAACAACTAAGCCATCAAAGCTTAAACCCGGTAGTAAAGATGCTAAAAGAAGAAAATCGTTTTGCGCTAGATCAAAAGGTTGGACTAGTGAAAGAGGTCGAGCTGCTAGACGTAGATGGAACTGTTAAATAAATAAAATATGGGAAAAAAAGGATTGTGGGCAAATATGCACGCTAAAAGAAAAAGGGGTGAAGCACCGGCAAAACCTGGTGATAAAGATTACCCAACAGACAAAGCTTTAAAAGACTCGGCTGCTAAAATGAAGTCTCCATTTAAAATGACACCTAGCCCTTCAGCATTAAAATGTTGGAAAGGATATAAAAGAAAACCTGGCACTAAACAATTCAGTGACGGTAGCTGCGTAAAGAAATAAAAAAATTATGGCAGTAAATGTAAATACAGTTTATCTAAGAGTTTTAGCTATAGCTAATAAAGAGCAAAGAGGCTATATAACTCCACAAGAATTTAATACGCTTGCTAATCAAGCACAGTTAGATATTTTTGAACAATATTTTTATGATCTCAACCAATTTTTAAGACTACAAGGTAATGATACTATTCACGCTGATACTGTTGATATACTTGAGGAAAAGATAGAAATATTTGATAAGTTTAATCAAACAGTAGCAATGACCACTGGCGGTGTTGGTGATTTAACCAACGCTGGCGCTAACGATATATATAGATTAGGAGCTGTTTATTGCCAAGCATCTGTTAACAATGTAACGCAAATAGTAGAGGCAGAGCATCTAAATAAGAATGAGTTACGACAATACTTGAACTCACCACTGACAGAGCCAACAACAAAGAGACCTGTATACATTAAAACATCGGAGACAGCAATACAGGTTTATCCAACAACAATAGAAGATAATGTAACGTGCAACTTCATAGCAAAGCCCGCAGACGTTTATTGGGGTTATAGCATGATTAACGACGAAGCCCTATACAATCCAACTACATCAGTAGACTTCCAATTACACGAGTCAGAAGAAACTGACTTAGTTATAAAAATATTAATGCTTTCTGGCATAACAATAAAAGATCCACAACTATATCAAATAGCCGCAGCAGAAGACGCTAAGAACAATCAACAAGAAAAACAATAAGAGATGGCACTATTTAAAGGTACACAAAGACAATATTATGATAATAGTCAAAAGTTTACCGGCGACGGTGTAACAGTTGGTTTTATATTAACGCTTAACCCAACACCATCAGCAAAGGCTGAACTAGAAGTTTATATAGATGGTAGTGAGCAAGTTAGCTCGTTGTACACGTATGATGGAGGTACTGGCACTGTAACATTTTTATCTGCACCAAGCGAAGGCGCTGTAATAATTGTTAAGCAAATACTAACAAATGAACAATTAGGTAGCTACCAATACATATCAATAGATGATATCGTAAACAATTTTAGAGTTGCGTATGTTGGTGAAGGTAAAATAATAAGCAAAGTAAAGATACCAGATATAAATTTTCACGCACAAAGAGCTATAGCAGAGTTAAGCTACGATACTCTAAGATCTAAAAAATCACAAGAAATAGACATACCACCAACATTAAAAATGAAACTTCCACATGACTATGTAAGTTATGTACAGTTATCGTGGAAAGACAGCTCTGGTATTGAGAGAATAATATATCCAGCTAGAAAAACAAGTAACCCAACAGCTATAATGCAGGATGGTGATTACGATTACTTGTATGACAATGATGATACCCTGCTTAAATCTAGTGATTCTGAGACTTGGATTGATTTTAAAAGTGCAACATCAGATAACGGGACTTTAAACACTTCTACCGAAATAGACGCAGACATGAGTCTATCAGAGGGTGCTAGGTATGGTGCTACCCCAGAACACACTCAATCTAACGGTGTTTTCTATATAGATAACGCTAGAGGTTTTGTTTTTTTTAGCTCTGGTTTGGTTGGTAAAGTTGTTACAATGAAATATATTAGCGACAGCTTGGGTACAGAAGAAGAAATGCGCGTACATAAGTTTGCAGAAGAAGCTGTGTATAAACATATAGCACACGCAATATTAGCTACTAAAATGGGTACTCCTGAATATGTTATAAATAGATTTAAGAAAGAGAAAAGAGCTGCAACCAGGCAAGCGAAGCTAAGGTTATCTAACCTAAAGATAGAAGAGATAAACCTTGTAATGAAGAATAAATCAAAAGTAATCAAACATTAAGTATGCCAGAACTAAAAAGGACATTCAGTAGCGGGGCTATGAACAAAGATCTCGATGAAAGACTAGTTCCAAATGGTCAATACAGAGATGCTTTAAATGTGCAGGTATCAACATCAGAAGGTGCAGATGTTGGGACATTACAAAATATACTGGGTAACGAGATACCCTACTCTCCAGCTTTGAGCGACTTTTATCGCTTAGGCTTAAATGCTATATGTATTGGTGCTATAAGAAAAGATGACACAGAGTGCATATATTGGTTCGTAGAGAGCGATTCTAAAAGCTCTATAGTAGAATATAATCAAAAACAAGAAACAGTAACACCAGTTTTAGTTGACACCTTGAGAGTTCTTAATTTCTCTAGGGATAACTTAATAACAGGAGTGGAAATATTAGATGATTTCCTTATTTGGACAGACGATAAAACAGAGCCAAAGATAATAAACATAACAGACTGGAAAGCATACACTGACGGTAATTGGACACATACACAGGTTGACGGTGGTAACTTTGAAGAGAAACATTGTACAGTTATAAAACCGGCACCAAAGCTACCGCCAGTACTGAATATGTCTAACACAACTAGAGATGGTGCAGTATCTGGTACACTTATTGGTTATTCTTTTACATTCTTAGATGCTGATGGAACATGGAATTTAGTGCCTACTGGAGCATACACCAACCAAGACGGTGATGATGCCTCTGACTCTAGCACTGGTGTTTTACCAGATCCAGTTGATAGTCAGATACTTGTTAGTGGTACTGCCCCTGATTTTAGAATTGGTGATAAACTAAAGATAAGGTTAATAGATAATGATGGTAATGTAAATGCTGACGTGTCTGTTATAGTTTCTGTTTTAAATGTGTACGCTACTAATCCTAACGTATTCAAGATTAATATTGATTCTATAAATGAAAACATAGAACAGAACGTACAAAACTGGAAAATAGAGTTAATACAAACACCGGCTTTGTTTGAAGATAAGTTTGTTAGGTTTTCTTATAGATATAAGTACACAGATGGTCAATATTCAACTATAGCACCGTACAGTGAGGTTGCTTTTATAGGTGACGCATTTGATTATAATCACTCTAAGGGGTATAACCTTGGTATGGTTAATCAACTTAGAAAATTAGAGATATTAAATTGGGCTTATGATGTTCCTTATGGTGTCGAAGAAATAGACATCTTATACAAGGATTCAGTATCTAATAATATATATGTAGTTCAAACTGTGAAGTCAACTGATAGCGAGTTTACAGATAATACAGTACCTTCTCCAACTGGTTTTTACGAAGGACGATTAGAGTTAGTATCTGAAACTATATACAAGTTAATTCCGTCTAATCAGTTACTTAGACCTTATGATAACGTACCAAGAAGAGCTAAAGCGCTATCTACAGCTGGTAATCGATTGCTGTTTGGTAACTATTTAGAAAACTATAACTTAGAGTATAACGGAGGTGTTGTTACACCAGAGTTCTCTGTCGTCGTTAAGAGTGAGAAAGTTACATCTAATCAACCCGTTAAATCAATTAAGTCTCAAAGAACATATCAAATAGGTGTTGTATATGTTGATAAGCACGGAAGAGAAACACCGGTGCTAACACACCCAAGTGGTTCTGTAAAACTAAACAAAGGTTATGCTGAGAACAGCAATACAATATCAGTAAGACTACAGTCGTATCCACCTGATTGGGCTGTTGGTTATAAATATTTTATAAAAGAAACATCTCAACCGTATTACAACTTAGCCATAGATAGACATTACAACGCTGAAGACGGTAATGTTTGGGTTTCTTTTTCATCATCTGATAGAAACAAAATACAGGACGACACATACTTAATATTAAAAAAAGAACATGATTCTGATGCTTTTGTAAAAGAACAAGCAAGATATAAGGTTCTTGCTGTTGATAATGAAGCTCCAGAATTTATAAAAGAAGAATACGTATCTCAAGGTGTTTTAAGCGCCGAACTATTAGGTAGAACTACTACTAGTATATTTGGTTCAAGTGAAGGTTATCCAGTGTCTGGTAATAACTACATAGACATAAAAGCTGACGATTGGAAAAGCATGTTTGGCGGAAGTGGTACAGAAGTATCTAGTGGCAAGCCAGTGCACCAGCTAGACAACTTAAGTCTTTCGTTGTTTAACACCAAAAATAAGACTAAAAAATACGAAATACTAAGCGTAGCATACGTACAGTACTCCGGTGTAGATCTATACAGGTTAAATATGGAAAGATCTTTAGACTCAGAAGACGTGTCTTTTATGGGAACTATTTCCGAAGAAGATACTACCCCTACTTTGTCTATAGAAATATTCCAAAAAAAGACAAAGATAAAACCAGAATACTACGGAAGGTTTTTTACAAAGCTGCAGAGAGATGCAGTTTTAGAAGAATCCATAATGGCTAGTAGCACCTCGTCAACAAGCTTAAAAACAACAGCTTCAACACCAACGTTTAGCTTTGGCGACAACATACAACCATCTAGAGATATTTGGTTGGCCCCTTTTAGGGGTTACACTGGAGAACCGCTTGGGTTTGGGTGGTTCTGGTGTGGCTTGTTGTACCATAAAACACTTAGTACAACTGGACCACTAAGGTTTGTACACAGTTTATTCACTCAAAATGGAAACGAAAGACCACACAACACGTATGGCTGGGGAGCAAAAGAAAAAAACAACTATGTAGAGATTGCGTTTCATGGTTTTGGTAAAGACGTTACTGGTACAGAAAATATAATAGAAGAATATGACAAATTTGCCACCAACGCTGGCGACGAGTATTTCTTCGAATATAACACCTTAGTTTCAAAACTAACGCGAATTGGTACTAGGTTTAGGTTTGCTGATGACCCTGATAAAGAAAACAACACTTATACTATCACCAATTGGGCAAAATCATATATGGTGGCGTTCACTGATAGTTCTAGGGCTAAAAAAGAAGGTGAACTACCACAGCAAAGGGTTATAAAGTTTACGTTAAAGTTAGATAAAAAAATAGTATGGGCTCCAGAAAGCAATAGTTTCAACTATAGTAGTGGTCAACTAAGAACAACAGAGCCAAGCAAAACTAATATTGAAATAGTAGAGACATTTTACGATGAAGAAAGTGGTGAATTTACAGAAAATCCAGCAGTTTTTGAGACAGAACCTAAAGAGGTTGCAGAATTAGATATATACTACGAAACTGGTAGAACATATAGCTGCGTTGCTGGTGTTGATAACGAGCATGGTCTTATAAATGATATAGACTACAGTAATTGTTATAGCTTTGGTAATGGCGTTGAATCAGATAGAATTAGAGATGATTTCAATGCACCAATAATAGGTAAAGGAGTTAAAGCTTCCTCGGTTACAGAGGAGCAATATAAGGAGGTTAGAAAAAAGTCTGATATAATATACTCCGGTATATATAATGCTACGTCTGGTGTTAATAGATTAAACCAGTTTATACAAGCTGAAAAGATAACAAAATCAATAAACCCAGCTTATGGTTCTATTCAGTTAATGCAATTTAGGCTTGGAGATTTAGATGTATACCTAGAAGATAACGTCGTGAAGATTTTCTCTGACAAAGATGCACTGTTTAATGCCGATGGTAGTATTAACGTGGTATCAAGTAGCAAGGTGCTTGGAGCAGTAAGGCCGTATGCCGGCGATTATGGTATAAGCAAAAATCCAGAATCATATTCTAGGTATGGTAATAGAGCATATTTTTCGGATAAAAACAGGGGTGTTATTCTTAGATTGTCAGGTAATGGGTTAGAACCAATATCTAGGTATGGACTTGAGGATTACTTCAGGGACAAACTATCTGAGGCTGAGCAAGTTATAGGTAGTTACGACGAAAACAAGAATGAATATAATTTAACTGTTAAGAAGTTAGAGAACGCCGCTCAGTATAACGACACGGTTGCTTTTAGAGAAGATACAAATAGTTGGACATCTAGAAAGAGTTTTATACAAGAAGAAGGGTTGTCGTTGAATAACAAATATTATACGTTCAGTGGTGGAGATCTTTGGTCACACGATAATGAAACAAGGAATAATTTTTATGGTGTTCAATATAACTCATCTGTTAAGTTTATATTCAACGAAGCACCTGGTTCTATAAAATCTTTCAAGACATTAAACTATGAAGGATCGCAAGCTAGAGTTTTTGTTGATAACCCAGATACAGATAATAAGTTCGAAAACAGGGCAGCAAAAAGTGGTTGGTGGGTTGATTCAATAGAGTCAGACCTACAGAGTGGTCAAGTTAAGACATTTAAAAACAAAGAAGGTAAGTGGTTTTACAACATACTAGGCACTGAAACAACACCAACAAACCTAGATACAAGAGAATACTCTGTACAAGGCTTAGGTTTAGTTACAGCTGCTTCTGGTGTTGGTGGAACAGAAATAAAACTAAGAGTAGAATAAATAATGGCATTAATAAATTGCAGTTTTGAAGCACAAGAAGTAATAATACCTGCTGGTTCAACAAATGTGGCTAGCATGGTGCTAACAATAACACCCAACGAAGGGTTCGTTGTTGCTGCTAGTGACTTTGAGGAATCGAATACCCTTGATCCACTTATAATACAGAGCTTGACTTTTTCAAACTCCGAAGTAACTGGTGGTCCGCTAAACGACGGCGCGTACAGCGATAATAATACAGTGTTAATCACCGTAGACTTCGTAGATGCTTATGCTTTTGCAGAAGACACCACTATAGATATAGAGCCTGTTGGCTCAGCTGTCGCCAAGCATTTAGTTCCAGTGTTAGTGCAAGGAACTTTTGCTGTTCCTGGTAGTCCAGTTAAAACAACGTTTACACCATCAAGTGTTGTTGATTACTTGTCGAGCGTATCTACAACAGACTTTTCTGTGCTTGGTACTCCAGGTAGTGAAGTTGAATTAATGACTATGACTATAGACGCCACTGCTGGTGATTTTATAGATGAAGATCCAACTATTGCGATAACAAACGTGTCTGATACTACAGCTAGTTTGGATTACACACATATTGCACGAACAAATACTTATGACAGCGAACTAAGACTAACACAGGTTATTTATGTAATAACAATAACACTACCTAAGGTAAGTAGAAGTGACGATTTAATAACATTTACAGGTGCTGGTGAAGATCTACCTAGTATTAGTAGTAAGATATACAACTACGAAATGGACACAACTCCAACTAATCTTGGGCGAACAAACAGAAGGTTAGAAATATATGGAGATGAAGGTTCTGAATTTAGAATTAAAATGGAGAGAGGCTCTCTGTCTGGTAGTACGTTTACAATAGATACTACAGATGGTATATACGTTTTTGATAACACGCGTGAAACAACAGCTGAAGCATTTGAACCGAGTACCTCTACTACAACATATCCATCTGAAATACAGAGTGATGGTACATATGATCCAGCAACTGATCCATACGAAATAAACAGCTCTGGTGTGTTTTATAAAGATATTATAATACCAGAAGATACTGATCCAGGTGGTGGTAACAAAAGAGCTTATAGGTTTACTATAATACCACAAAACACTACAACAATAGATTTAAACGCACCAGATATTAATACCACTCCTGATCCAGATGAAATAACATTTACTATATCAAGTAGAACACAGGTTGACTTAGATGCAACATACGATACTACTAGAACAACAACTGATACAATTGAGTATTTTGATCATAACGGAGACTCACTTGGTAGTACAGCTCCAAGTGGTTTAGATGGAGAAGAAGCTAATCAAACATTAAACACATATTCGTATAACATCGTTATAACAGATACAGTTACTGATTTTTACCTACCAAATGATACTGAGTCGTATACTCTAATAAATCAAAACTATACATCGACACTCAATAATGGGTTAATAAATGAACCAACTGTAATAGCAGATATTAGAGCTTACCCTAGCGGTTTTAACCACGCTAAAATGTCTCCAGTCGGCCAAGCTAGTCATACTGCTGCCGATGCTATTGAACCAACTGTTGATATAGTTATAACAGACAAACAAAGAAAAGCCTTAACTAATATGGCTGGCTTTAGTGCGGAGAGTTTTAACGACTCTTTTGCTGTATCAGGTGCAAGTCAATACTTTAAGATTTACTTTTGGAGTGATATTACAGGCACTATGGATTACGTTAGTCAAACTATACACATATATTCTGATTTTCAAGTTGAAGGTGGAGCAGATGGACAACAAAATACCACATCAATAGCATCACCGCCTTTAGATAGGGAAAAACTTTATATAACAGGTACAGGGTTAACTATTAGAGAATGGGGAGACAGCGATATGGACTTCCAACACGACCTCAATACATTTACTTACACCGCAGCTCCAGCGTCTAACAATACACTAACGTTGTCTTTTGGTATAACGCAAGGGCTTAAAAAATATATAAATGATATATTACGCTCTGTTTCTTATGTAAATGATCCTTCCTACTCAATAGCAATGACCACGTCTACCGACGGTGTAACTTTTGCTAAAGAAAATATAACAACAAGTACGACTCATGTACAATTCGCAATATCTGGTGCTTTCTTAACCGCCGAAGATGCTTTGCCTGTAGACTTTAATACATCAGACTACACACTAGCCGTAGAAGTAGATCCGGATAATAGTTTTGAAGCCGACACTATAGAAGTAATACAACCAACAGTTACGCTAACGAATGGTAGTGACTTAAACAGGAATCTTGCTATAGCTACTATGTATGTAACATTTGATTTTGGTGTTAACTTAAACCCAGCTGTTATAACTGAGGATTACTTTTTTAATGCACAAATCATACATAGATTAAGCGACCAGTACAAAGTAATTGATATTGCAGAACAAGATGCCGTACCTGAACCACAAAGTACACCACTAGCATCGTATTAACAAATAAAATATGCCAGATATAACATTCACACTATCACACACACTAAATCAGGCAATACAACCTGGTACAACAGATGTAGCTTATTATGCTGATATACAAGACTATACGCTAGCTAATGGATCAACAGTTAGTAACGCTAGCGAGTTTGTAGAGCTTGGCCCTATAATTGCTATAGATTATCCAAATAAACAGATAACATGTAGTCTAGAAACTACAACAATACTACCAGCTGTAAACGACTATATATTCTTTAGTAAAGATAACAGAGCTAACATGACAAGTTTACTCGGTTACTATGCTGAAGTTGAAGTAATAAATAATTCTACTGAAAAAGTAGAGCTTTATACTGTTGGAACAGAGATGTTTGAAAGCAGTAAATAACATGTAACTATATTAATTGAAGTAAAATGAAAGACAAAAAACCTTTAAATAAAAATGCCTCACCACTGAAGTTTGACCCAATAACAATGGGGATAATATCTGGAGTTGGTGGTTTAGCTCAGATTGGTGGAGCTATTGTTGGCAGTAAGCGAAGAAAGGAGGAAGAGAGAATGGCAAGACGGCAATTTGACCAGTATATGTCTCAATTAGAGCAAAGAGATACTTCAAATCCTTTTACTGGTATGGAAAACGTGTATGAAGACTTAACAGTTAATACACAGGCTGCTGATTTTACAGCACAGCAACAGAGCCAAGGTATGGCTAACACACTGGACCAACTTAAAGGTGCAGCTGGTGGTAGTGGTATTGCTGCGTTAGCTCAAGCTATGGCAAACCAGCAAGCACTTAATGCACAAACGGCGTCTGTTGATATAGGAAAGCAAGAGAGATCAAACCTAATGGCAGAAAGAGGTATGGCATCTCAAATACAGCAACAAGAAATACAAGGAGAGTTACTTTCAAGAAGAATGGAGCAACAAAAAGGAGACTTATTGTTAGGCATGTCACAAGATAGATTAGCAAGCGCTAGACTGGCTAGACAACAAGCTACAGAAGCTATAATGGGTGGACTTGGACAGATAGCAGGTGGAGCTATTACTGGTTTTATGGGTAACAGAGAGGATTTTTTAAACTTAGGATAATGGCTAATAAACAAACAAAGAGAAGAGCAGCTAATCCATATGAGAGATTTGTAGATGTCGGTGCGGCATTTAATAAAGGTTTGATGGCTGCTGCAGAAGCTGGTATTAATGCTACAGTAAACCCAATCGGTGCAGTAAAAAACGACTACGAAAGAAGATTACAAACATACTTAAATAAGCTCCCTGAAGGAACAGACCTAACAGCGATACCAGATAGATACAGAGGTCAAATACAAGACTTCTTAATAAAGCAAAAGCAAAACTATGTTCAGATAGCTAGGGATTTAGACGATTATGAAGTAGGTAGTGATGAGTATTTACTTATGCAACAAGAGATGAATAATATTAAAAATTCGTTTGTAAATCTTGATGCACAGTTTAAAAAATACGGAGAAAACAAAGGGAAGATTATAGAAGATATAGAGTCAAATGCAACATCATTATATGGTGAAAACCAAGCTAATGTTAACTTGTTGCGGTCTATGTACAACGAAGAGTTAGACTTATCAATAGATGACCAGGGTAGAATAAATTTCTCAGGAGATGATGGTACTATACTTTATGACGATGCTCCAGGATACGAATTAAAGTCTTATAAAGCAGCTGAAGCTATTGTTAAAATGTCTGAAAGAGCATATACTAGAGGTATCGATATGCAACCAGGTGACCCTGTTTACAACAGCTCTAAAAATGCTATCAGTATAGGTATAGACCAAGGTGGTAAAAACACCCTAATGTCACTAATACACGATGGGTTGATTGGTAATAAGAAGCTAATAGATGACCCATATGTTGCTGAGAATGTTAAAGCTTATTACAATAACGAATTGAGTTTTGAAGGACTAAAAAACCTTGTAGTAGATCAATATATGGGTGTTATATCTGATATGTCTAAACAGGGCTTTAAAGCTAAAGAGAAACAATCAAAGAGAGGTAGTAGAGGTTATAGTGGCGGCTACCGTTCTCAAAAGGGTAAATATAAAACACCGGAAACTTACTTTAGCAAAAAATATAATCAAAGAGTGACTGCTTGGATTCCATATGACTTGAATGACGAAACAATTATAAAAGATATGAATGGCAATATTCTATCTGAGCCTGGATCTGTAACACCTGGCTATCGCCCAGGCGTGTCTAAATATGAGCCAACATATACTCCACAGACACAATACAACAAAACAACAAGTAGTAATACTAGTGGCAAGAAAACTATGACCGAAGCTGAGATAAAAGCAGAGGCTAAAAAGCATGGTGTTTCCGAAGAATTCGTAAGAAACATGCAGGGTAAATAATAAAAACGAGTTAAAATAACAAATGTTCGAAACAGAAGAAGGTGATATATACGACATAAGCGGGTTTACGCCAGAAGAGCGTAATTATTTTTTTACTCAAAACCCAACGGCAAAAGAACTACAAGACTACTCAGGGGTGTCTTTATATGAACCTGAACAAAGCTTTACGCCAGATGTCGACTATAGAGATGGTAGAGCTCCGGTTTACAGTCCAGAAGACTACCTAAGCGTCTATGAAAAAGGATCTAAAGCAGAAACTGGATTACCAGACGAGTATATTAGTACACGTGGTAAAGATATGCTAGATAAATCCAAAGGTGCACAAGCTGGATATGTTGATAAAAAAGAAACCTTTAAACCTAATGAGCGCAATATACCAGTAAGATGGGATGATGGTAGCGAGAGCTATATCGCATTTTCTGAGTTGTTCGACCCTTTTAAAAACCCAGATTATAAGAAAGGCGAATTAGAGATATACAGTAAGTATGCCGACAAAAATGCTTTGTTTTCTGTTGTTGAAACACCTGTAGCTGTAAAAGATAATACAGGTCGTGTAGTCGGAACAGATTATAAAAAAGTCTATCCGTATGCTGACGAAAAGAATAAGATAAGACAAGAGCTAGCAGAAATAAAACAAAAAGGATTAAAACTACCAGAAGGTGTTCAACCTTGGAGTAGTATAGAGCCACCGAAAGAAATAGTTGAAGACTTACTAGCTAAGAGACTAAAAGCTAAGGATATGCTAGATTTAAAGTTATCCATAGGTGATAAATTTGTTGCTGGCTTAGAGCGTGGCGAGAAGCAAGCAGCGGAAGAGTTGCTTGGTAGCTTAGAAACTGGTGTATCAGAAGATATAAAGAAGATAGAAAAGCAGTGGTCAATCTTAGAATTAGAAGGTAATAACATAGAGAAAAACCACGCAAATATACTAGCAAGACAAAAAGCTGGAGAAGTTGTAGATCCAATTGAACTAGAGAGACACAATCAACGAGTAGAAGAGTTTAAAGAAGGTCGAAAAGCAATAAACAGCGATTATGAGGACTTAAGCATTGAATACGATAAGTTAAAAGAGTTTGAGGATATAGCGTTTTTACTAAAAAAAGACTATAGCCTACTCAGGAAAGGTGCTTTTACTTCTGCTAATGTTTTTGGAGACTTGTTCGTTGGTGCTGCACAGTATTTTGAAGCTGGATATGAAATGTTTGACCCTTATGCTAAGGTTATGGGTGGTGACATAAGTGAGTACGCTTTAGAGAGAAAGAAACGAGTTGAGGTAGCAAGGGAAGAGTATAGACCCGATGTAGCTTTTGATGATGCTTTCTCTAGTCCAGAAAATTTAGGTAGGTTTATAGCAGAGGAAACATTTAGACAACTACCTATATTTGCTGTAATGGCTGCCACTGGTGGAGCTGGTTCTGTAGCTGGTTTAAGTACTAGAGCCGCTGCTGCTATGTCTGGTACGTCAATGGGTGTAATGTCTGCTGGTCAACAACTTAACGAAATGAACTATGAAGAGTTCTTAGACAAATACGACGACGTAATGAAGTATGGTGAGAACTTAGAGTTTAATGATAAGCGCAGGTCTGATTTAGATAAATTTCTAGTAGCTACAGGCTATGGTGCAGCTGAGGGCTTACTTGGTACTGCACCAACATATATACTTGGTGCAAGGTTTTTTAAGAATGCAACCAAGACTATGCAGAAAGAAGCAATGGGTGATCTGTTAACAGGTAATGCTGCGAACAGGTTTTATGCAACAAAGATAGCAAAAGAGTTCGCTATTGGTACTTCTAGTGAAGCTATAACGGAAGGACTAACACAGTTAACTCAAAATATTATATCTGGAAACGACAACATATGGGAAGGTGTTGACCATGCCACATTTTCTGGTGGGTTCTTCGGCGGTTTTTTAGGTGGTGGTAGCGTAGCGATGGGTGCAGCTGTTAGAACCTTGATGCCTGAATCTAGTAAAACAGAGGTTGACGCTCTATCAAAGAGGTTGCTCGGTTTACAAGGAGAATTGCTGAATCCAGAACTTGACAATAATGATGTTGCAAGGATAAAAGACGATATAAAAAAGACCAACAACGATATATATAAAAAAATAGAGGAGCACGAAGCTATATTTAGAAAAAATATGAGTTATAGTGCTTTTAACGCATACAAAAAAGCCTTTGCTAAACAAAGTGAACTGCGAAATGAGGCTGTAGCGGTGCAAAACTCTAAAGCAAGTAATAGGTACAAAAAAACAAAAATAAATGAACTAGCAGAACAGTATGCTATAAGTCAAGTATCTATAGAAGCATTTAAGCAGAGTAGTAATAAGTTTGAATTACTGAAAGTTAATGATGAGGCACGATATAACAAAATAACAGAGCAAGCAAAAGATAAGTTACTTAGCGAAGGTTTAGATCCAAACGAAGGTGCGTTAAACAAGGAAGCTTACGAGATATATCTAGCAGAGGAAGTTGATAAAAACAATAAAGCGGCTAATGCTGTCTTGAAAAGTGTTAAAGATAAAAAAAGCAAAGGTTATAACTTTGAAACAGAAAAAGAAGCCACTGATTTTGCAAACAAAAAAATAGATGATGAAAAAACTAGTGATTCGGAGAAGAAGTTTTGGAGGGGTGTAATTGAAGATGGTGGCGCACTTAATGGCCAAGCATCTAAAATAGACGGTGTATATACATATATAACAGTAAAAGAGTCACAAATAAAGAACGAAAGAGCTAACACAGGAACACACGAAGTTAGTCACTTAGTTTTGTGGGATTGGATTGACAACGGGTTTGACGTAGATGTTGTAGCAAAAGAAATAAAGAACTTTTTAGAGGAAACACATCCAGACATAGCTGAAGAAATGTTTGGATTTGTAGATCCAGCACAAGTTGTTGAAACAGTTAGCGAGACTGATGATATAATGTTTAACTCTGAGGAGATAATTGTTGGTTTTATAGAGCGTATTGGTAGGATTAAAAAAGACAAAAAAGTAAGTAGAACATTCTTATATAATCTAGGTAGTTTATTTAAGAATAAAGCAAACATACCTTCAGATATTTCAACACAACCAGCTGTAGTTAAGTTTATTTCTGATATGGCTAAAAAAATAAACGATGGCACTTTTAACAAAGAAGACTTAAAGTCTGTAGAAGAAAGTGAGATGTTTAAAAAGCTTAAAACCGATGCAGAGAAAACAACAAGAGGCGTTAAGCCATCTAAAAGTGTTCTTAGTGATATAAATTCACTAGTTCCAGAAAGCATAAAAACAAAGGAAGACTTCTTATCTAGAGACGTGTTCAACAAAGCGTATGAATCAACCTTGCCAGGCGGGGCAATATATAATTATGTAAACTCTAGGGCTATATCAAAAGAAGAAGCAGAACTAATGCTTGAAGGTGTAGTAGATAGAATGATAAACTATGATCCAGCTGCTGTTAGAAAAACAGAGGGTGGTGAACCAATTACATTTGGTGAGTTTATATTTGCTAACACTAGATTTAGTAAGCTAGACGCTAAGAAAAAGCTAGCAATAGAAGCAGAGAGAAGAGCCGAGAGTTTAGATGTTAAAGAAGCTAGACAAGTAGCTGACGATAGTGTTGATGTTCCCGTGCAAGAGACTGTTGGTGTAAAAGAAAGACCAACCATAAATCCCCTTGGGTTTACTGGCGCACCAGAGAATATAACTATAACTAAAGAACCTGAAGGTAGCCCTACGTTTAAAAATATAGCTAAGCAGTATGCTGGTGAAATAGGTGAGCAAATAATAGGTATACCCGCTAAAAAAATAGATGAAGCCGCAGCAAACTTAGGTTCTATAGTGGAAGCTAGAACAATACAACAGTTTTTCTTTAAAGCAGACAACTTAGCAAAGTTTGTTAAAATACTCCCTAAATACAATATAGCTTTACCAGAAGCAGTTATAGGTAAAGAAACACTAGATGTACCAAAAAACATAAAAGGTACTGCTCTAGGTTTACCGAAAAGAGTACTTGACTACTTTTATGAACCACACATCGACCCAACCGGTAAATTAACCAGTCCAAAAGGTAGAAGTAAAGGTTTAACAAGTCAAACTAATGTTAGAAAGCTTAAACCTGAGTTTATCGGCAGTATATCTAAGGAGACATTAGAAGACCTAAAAACTGCTATAGGTATTACACCAAAGGGGGTTCCAAATGTGTTGCCTAAAGGAGAATTACGTAGTCCCATTGGACAGTTACTCAAAGGTATGGCTAAAACATATTCATCTTTAGCTGCTAACACTTTCATTAGACAAGAGATGCGTGTATCAGGGTTTTCTAAAAGCGAAATTGCTGGTGCTGCATCTGGTAAGCGTGACATAATGAAAAGCTACTCGACCAAATATAAGACATGGATAACTAAGGTTGGTGTCGTTGTTGATAGCAATCCGTTTAAATCAAAGTTCTCGAACATAGAAAATGTTAACAGAGTTAGATCATCTTTTGTTAAAAATGTTTTTACACCGCTAGTAGAAGATTTTGGTTTTTCTGAAATTATAGATACACTAATGCCAACAATAAGTGCTGGGTGGGGTAAGGTGTACAGTGTACCTGTTAAGTTTGAAAAAGCTGACTTTGAAAACCAAGTTGCAGATGAGTTTGTTGGTTACTATGGTAAAAATGGAGAGCTAAAACCTATTACTCAGAGTTTTCTTTTCTTAAGCAGGGACGATTGGTTTGGTTTTCTACGTAGCAATGGCTACGACGTTAAATATGATAAAACCTCTAGAACTTATGAATTTGATGATAAGAAATTTAAAATAAAAGCTTCACCAGGACAAACTGCAAACAACTTTAGCGACTGGGACAATACTAAATGGACTTTAAGCGAGAGGCAAGATTATGCTATCAACCAAAGAAAAGGGTTTTTAAAGATAGCAAATAAGCTTAAAGAGCAATACGACAAAAAAGAATTAAGCAAAGAAGACTTAACCATGATTTTAAATTGGTTTAACTCTAGCATAAGAGGATTGGTTAGAACAGCAGCAATTCCATCTTATTTCTTTAAAACGAAAAATTTAGGTGATAAAGACTATAGATATGAGCATACGATACCAGCTGTTGAAATACTACAGGAGGTTGCTAGGTATATAACTTATGACAACTATACAAGAACACTTGATGAAATATTTAAAAACTATAAAGTAGCTATAATACCTAAAATACACGACCGTGTTTTAAGTGATTTCTATAGATCAAGTATGCCTGGTGGTAATATATTTTTCAACGAAGAAGCTTACTTAGAAGATGCCGTATACGTGGCTAGGTATGCCGACCCTAGTGTTGTCTCTGCTATGGACAGTACTTCAAATGCTGTTAAAACCAAGTTACCAGAAATAAAGCTACAAAAGTTCAGTGAATCAAAAACGCTAACGCAGTACAACAAAGAACTAACAAACAAAACCAACAAGCTATTAGAGGCTAGAAAAATAAACGCTCAACAAAAAGCTATTGCCAAATCTAGAAGCATGTCTTACCACCAAAACCCAAAAGGTATAAGTGTGTATGATTTTGATGATACTTTAGCTTTTAGTGAAAGCAAAGTTATAGTAAACCAAGATGACGAAACCTATAAGATAACGCCAGCTGAGTTTGCTAGCAATGGAGAATCATTACTAGAGGAGGGTGCTACTTTTGATTTTAGCGAATTTAACAAAGTGGTTCAAGGTACTCCAGGTCCATTGATTCCTAGAATTAAAAAAGCTATAGATAAATTTGGTAACAAAAACATCTTTATATTAACGGCTAGACCTGAGGCTTCAGAGCGTGCTATACATGCCTTCATGAAAGGTTTAGGTTTAGAAATACCTATTAAAAACATAACAGGTTTAGCTAACAGCACTGCTCAGGCTAAAGCTGATTGGATGGTTAGTAAAGTTGCTGAAGGATATAATGACTTTTATTTTGTTGACGATGCTATTAAAAATGTAACTGCTGTTAAAGAAGTATTAGAGACGTTTGATGTAAAAAGCAAAGTACAACAAGCTGTAGCCAGTAGGAAAAAAAGCATGAGCTCTGATCTTAACAAAATGGTAGAGCGTAATAAGGGTGTTAAAGCTAAAGCTTTTTATTCGCAGGTTATAGCTAGAAAGAAAGGCGCTAGTAAAGGTAAATACAAATACTTTATTCCTCCTAGTGCAGAAGACTTTAGAGGTTTAACATCTTATACTTTAGCTGGCAAAGGTAAACAAGGTGAAGCAGATCAAGAGTTTTTCGAAACGAACCTCGTTAGACCGTATGTGCGTGGTGTTGCAGCACTCGAGCAAGCTAGTCAAGCTCTAAAAAAGGATTACAAGGCTCTTCTAGAGATGTATGATATTAGAAATAGACTTGGTGATAAGATCGCAGACACTGATTATACTATAGATCAAGCAATTAGGATATATCTCTGGAATAAACAAGGACAAACTATACCTGGTGTATACAAGAGGTCTCAGAAAAAAATAAGTAAACTCGTTGAAAACGACCCAGACTTAGTTGGCTTTGCAGAAGGACTGCAGGCTCTATCTAAAAAGGAAGCATGGGTTGAACCAAAAGAACACTGGGATATTGGTAGTATATTAAAAGACTTAAACGACATAAGTGACAACATAAACAGAAAGGAGTACCTTGCAGAGTTTATAGAAAATGCTGACGAGATATTTAGTAAAACAAACCTGAACAAGTTAGAAGCTGTATATGGAACCAACTATGTCAAAGCTTTAGTTAACTCTATAGATAGAATGAAATCTGGTAGTAACAGACCTGGACGATCTGGAGATATAGAACAAAGATGGTTGAACTGGGTGAACAACTCAGTTGGTACTATAATGTTCTTCAATAGAAGATCCGCATTGCTTCAGATGTTATCTTTTACTAACTTCATGAACTGGAGTGATAACAATCCATTGAAAGCGGGTGCAGCTTTTGCTAACCAACCAGCTTATTGGAAAGCTTGGGCTAAAATATTTAACTCTGACAAACTAAAAGAAAGACGTGCTGGTTTAAAGTCAGATATTCAAGAAGCTGAAATTGCTAGTCAAGCAATAAATGCAAAAGACAAAGCCTCTGCTGTTATAGCGTACTTACTCAAGATAGGTTTCAAGCCAACACAAATAGCTGATAGTTTTGCAATAGCAACAGGTGGTGCATCATTCTTAATAAATAGAACTAAGACATACAAAAAACAAGGGATGTCTGATGCTCAAGCAGAAGCTAAGGCGTTTGAGGACTTTAGTACAATATCAGATGAAACACAGCAATCTGGAGATCCTATGCTCGTATCTAAGCAACAAGCTAGTCATTTAGGACGTTTAATATTAGCTTTTCAAAATACTCCGATGCAATATACTAGGTTAATAAAGAAAGCTGGACAAGACTTAATTGCTGGTAGAGGTGATTGGAAAACAAACCTAAGTAAAATAGCCTATTATGGGTTTATACAGAACCTTATATTTGCATCGTTACAAACTGCATTATTTGCTATGTTACCTGAGTTTAACCCAGATGATGATGACGAAAAAAGAAAAGAAGTATTAGATAAAAAGTACGAAAAAATAATAAACAACATGATTGATACTTTATTAAGAGGTAGTGGATTAGCTGGTGCAGTTGTGTCAACATTAAAAAACGGTATACTTAGATATTACAAAGAAGAAGAGAAAGGTTATACTGCAGATCATACACAAACTATTTTAGAATTAATGAATGTGTCTCCACCTATTGGGTCTAAGTTTAGAAAAATATATAGTGCAATACAAACCGATAGGTACGAAAAAGATGTTATAAACGCAATGGGTTGGGATGTTACCTTAGACGGAAAATTAAATCCATCTCCTGTATATCAAAAATGGGCTAGTGTAGCTTCAGCAGCTTTAAACCTACCACTAGATAGAGCTTTAGTAGAAGTAAAAGGTGTATCAGAAGCTTTAGATAGCAGGAATAATGCATACCAAAGAATGGCTTTAGGTCTTGGTTGGAGGACTTGGGATGTTAATGTTAAAAATGAAGAACAAGACTACATAAAGATTGTATACAAAAGGTTAAAAAAAGAAAAGCAAGTTGAAAAAAGGAAAGCTAAAGCTAAAGCTAAAAAAGAAGCTAAAGCCGCAGGTAAGACATCATATATCTTTGATGGTAAAAAATACGAAATAAAAACTAAAAAGTAATAAAGGGTGACAATAGCCTATAAAGATAAGTAAGTAATAGGCTAATGTCATACAACAGTGTTAGATTTATAGGCTAATAAGTGATAATAATAAATATGAAAAAAGTAATTATAGCATCGTTAACGTTGTTAGCAATGGTTTCTTGTGTTAAAAAAAGCAATTCGTTTTTAGTAGATAATTATATAGCTGATTCTGTAGTTGTTAAGTTTGATACGAGCTTTATATGTGTTAAAGACTCAATGGTTGTGGATACAATTAAACTAGTGAAATGAAAAGAGATATAGCACTAGTTGTTGGACATGATTGGATTAGCAAAGGTGCTAAGTCTAGCTATATAGGTAAGTCTGAATATAATTATAATATCGAGGTTGCTAAGAAAACTGGTTTAGATTATTTTGTACATAAACCCAACAGCAGTTATCGTAGAAAGATGAAAGCCACATACGGTAAGTTATCTAACTATGATCTAACTATAGAGTTACATTTTAATGCAGCTATTCCACAAGCGAGTGGTGTTGAATGCTTATACTTTCACACAAACGAAGAGGGTAAAAGATTTTCTAAATTGTTTTGTGATATGGTTGCCGATGAATATGGCAGTAGAAATAGGGGTGCTAAGCCACTAAGTAATAGTAATCAAAGAGGTTACTGGGCTGTAGCAAGTGGTATCCCAACTGGCTTGTTAGTTGAGCCTTTTTTTGGGACAAATTTAGAAGCAAACAAATTCAAAGATGTTTGCAAGTATGCTGATTTAATAAGTGAGTTTGCCAGAAAGATCAGTGTGTAGAACCTTTGTAATTGTATTAGTCTGTATACTAGCTATAAGTATTGGTAATATATTGTTTTTAACCGTTAAAGACAAAGGTGAAAAAGAAACGTTAAGCAATTTATACTCTCGAATAGACTCTATAAGAAACGTTAGGGATACTTTAACTATAATAGAGAGAGAGGTAGTTATGAAATGGAGAATAAAGAATGAAAAAGAGATTAAGTATATTTATCTTAGTAACGACAGCGTTCAGCTTATTATCAGGGATAGCTTGCGCACAAGATACGCTCAAGAGAGATAGTGTGTGTACAACAGTTGACCAATATAGGTTAGACAACATAATGATTGTTGATTTACTTAACACTAGGAGCGAACAAGGTGCTGTCATTGGTTTACAAGACAAGAAGATGCTAACATATAAAATGGAAATAAAGAACTGGGAGAATATCTCAAGCATTCTAAACGACTCTCTAATTTACTATAAAGATGAAACAATACAGAAAAATAGAAAGTTGCTTAGAACACGTAAGATTGCGTTAGGAGGGGTTATTATTGCTTTGTTGTTTGG